AGTGCCCAAAGTTGTTTTACTTTTTCCATAAATTCCTCCGTTATGAGAGGGCCCGAAGGCCCTCACTATAATTATGTTACGCTGTTATTCTGTATATACGATACTGTAACTACACCTTCACCAACAGATCCATCGCCATCGGTTGCTGTAAACTGAGCAATTACATTAGCATCAGTTGTTCCTACATCTGCCAATGCGGGAATTGCTGCAGCAATTGGTCGTGTTCTTGCTATCGTTTTTGCAGTTGTTGCAGCAATCATTGCTGTTCCATTTGCACTTGTTCCCACAGATAAAGTTGCAGCATTGGTATCGTCACCTGCGATGATGACATCCATTGTAACATCAGTTATTTGTGAGTTTGCCGGAATAACACCTACTGTAGTATTTGCACTTGCTCCGCTCAAAGTTATTGATTTTGATTGTGACATTTCTACAAAACCAACGTTTGTGATATCAGAACCTACAGTAGTTCCTGTTGTTTCTCTTATCGTTCCAGCTTTTACTGGACCCGAAAATGTTGTTGTTCCCATAAGTCTATCCTCCTTTTAAAAATAGTCTGCTTGCGCAGTCGTCTGGGTTGTTACTAGGCGCCGTTAAGCGCCTAGTATTTATTTAGTTATTACGCTCCTTCAGTACCGTAGATTCCTCTCCAGTCTGTAAAGCCAAAAGAATATCTTTCTCTTGTTTTGTAACGTAAGTTGCCAGTTCCAAAATCGCCTTCTACAGCTTTTTTGATTGGTGCTCTGACAAAGTGTTTCATTCCATCTGGACAATCAGTACCTATGAACCATTGATCTGCGTCCGTAAGTCTTTGATTGACAACCACACCGCCTGGAATCATACCTAATGCTCTTACAGCATTGATATCATTATCAGCAGTTCCTGGTCTTAGATTAGATTTTAGCACTCTTTCAGCAACGAATAGCAATTCTGGAGGACAAATTAATTTTTGTCCTACCAATGCTATTGGGATTTCTCTGTCGTCTTTAGCTTCTGCTATTTGAATTAGCAAAGTTTCTAAAGAAGTTTCAGATAAATCAGCTGCTGTTGCCAAAGTGTTGGACTGCGTACTACCGCCTCCAGTTGGATGTGAAGCACTTAATAAAGATACCCCGTCTCCTCCTGTTGATGTAGTAGTAGCGTTATTCAAGACATTTGCACCTTTGATCTCTTTAGTGTGTTGCATTGATCTTGCCAATGCTCTTGCGTATTTCGCACCAAGAGAGCCGTACAAACCATCTTCTTCAGCTTCTTCTGTAATAGAAAATGCTAAAGCAACTGTTTCGTGAACGTACCTAGCGACGTAGCCTTCTCTGCCACTATCGTAAGTAATCATTGCACCTTCTGCCTTTGTTGGCGCTTCTCCGAAGCCGATCATTTGAACGTCTTCTTCGAATGCCTTCATAGATTGCTCTGTAGAATAGATTGCTCTCCATTGTTCTGGATAACGATCATATTCCATACCAAACACGGTATTTAAACCTAGGTTGAGCTGTTTGGTAAATAATGCTCTATTTAAAGCCATAACATATCCTCCTAAATACCAGCCGTGTTAGCTCTAAGCTGATGGTTGTTTATATAAACTTCCACACTAGCTGCGGCTCCCACTGCATTGCCTGGTTCATCGATCAATCGTAATATTCTTATAGGAAGTGTAGCAGTGACAGCAAATGTGCTCACTGTTATTTCCTGTTTTGAATATCCAAAGTCAGAATTCCCACCTGTTAATGTTACATTCGAATTCAAGCCTACGTCGTTGTTAGCAAACGTTCCGTCGCATTGAACTTTGAATGTTATGTCTGGATCATCATATACCCATGCCTTGACCGATGAATTGGTCTTAACAGTGGTACTGGCAGTCCATACTTTGAGGAATTTTACATCCCCAGTAGATTGATCTGTGTATTCGCATCCCGCAAATACGCCAATCGGCTTAGTGCTATTAGCCATAACGGTAATTGTCCCGTTGGTTAATAACTGAACTGCATCTCCTGTGAAGATAGAAGTTCCAGAGCCATTAGCGATCTCGTATGCATTAGCACGGATCACACCACCTGACATATGTCTCATGGGTGTAAACCCTTGAGGCGCGTCTAAGTTAGCCATAATAATCCTCCTTGATTATTTTGTTACTCTTTAAAACCGCCTCTAGTGACTTCTGTTTTGTAGGTCTTTTCGATAGGATTTCCAGGTTTTTCAACTTTGTGCAAGTCTTGAGCGACTGACCTTTCAAGATTTTTTGTTCTCCCGTGATAATATTCATCGCGTTGTTTCTTCATCTCAACAGGCATTTCACAAAGAAGCATTCCTTCTACTCCTATATATCCAGCAAATTTGCCATGTTCCATCGTAGGAAAGTTTTGTTCCTTGACCGTCTTAGGGTCACGAGGTTTCCATCCCTCTCTCATACGTCTAGCAACATTTGTTGGTGTCTCTTGACCTAAAACACTGGTTGCAATCCAACGTTGAACGTAACCTTCTCTCGGTTGAGGTGCTTCCAATAAGTCAGTAGGACGCCACTGATTTTCACGAGTAGATTGCTCTTCACGTGTTTCGTTTTTTATTTTATTATTATCCATAATAGCAGGCTCCTTTATTGTTGACCTGTATCACTAAGGTCTTTTACTTCCTTAGCAAAACGTTTCAGTGCCGTCTCATCATTTATATTAATACCGAAACTCTTTGCGGTATTTAAATCCTCTTGAGTGAGCTTAACTCTGTTACTCTTTCCAGATTTTCCTCTGGAAACTGCAGCAACGGGAGATTGCACTCTAGCTGTTTTTGATTGTACCTTATTTTCGTCTTCTGGTACAGCTTTTTTATCAAAGAAACTAGGCAGTGTTTCTTTAAGCCGTTTATCCATTTCGTCGTAGTATCCTGGATCATTAACGTCCCATCCTTCTTCTGTTAATTCTCCATCGATTCCATAAACTAATGAAGTTGCTCTAGAATGACCTGGTTTATTAAACCAGAATCCATTTTTTTGAACCCAGTCCCTAGCTAGTGGAGGAATAGATTTTTTCTCTGATTCTTCTTTAGAAGGTTTCTCTTTTACAGCTTCATCATCATCTAGCTGTCGTATTTCACTACGAATATCAGCCATTTTTTCCATTAGTTTTACTTGTTCTTCAGTATTACCTTCGTCGATAGCTGATTTCATTTGTTTAGAAACATTTTCGTAATTATTTTTAAAACCAGTCTTTAAGCTTGTTCTAGTTTTACCTTCCAGATTTTTATATCTTTCTTCCCACTCTAATGCTTTTTTTTCAGCATCAGAACGCTTTCCCACTTCTTTGGCGATACGCTTTCTAACTTTTTCTGAGTAAGGTAAATCAGAAGAATACTGTGGAATATCTTTTTTTACTTCTTCTTTTGGTGGTTCTATTTTAGGTGAACGTTCGTAGGTCTCTTGTTGTGCATCATCCTTAGCTGGAGCTTCCATTTCTTCTTGAAGCTTCTCTAAAGGATTTTTTTCTACTTCTACTTCCTTAACATCTTTCTCATCGAGATTAACCTCGATTTCTTTTTTCTTTTCTTCTGGCATAGTTTCTCCTATGTTTACATAAATTAATTTATGTTTACTATATATTACGAGATATTATATCTGGGTTTTCCAGTGTACCTAATACCTCATCATCATTTATTAACACCATTTTAACATTTTGTACAGAGATTTTTGCACCTGCGTATCGTCCATAAAGAATCCAGTCCCCTACTTTACACCAGGGCTTTTTTCTATCAGAGTAACACTCTGGTCCCATCACGATTACTTGACCTATACTGTTTAAATATGATTGATCTTCTCTACTTTTATCAGTTAATATGATTCCTCCCTTTGTCTTTTCTACTACTGGTACGGGTCGAATAAGTATGCGATAACCTACGGGCTGAGGTAATTTCTTAGGTGTGGGAATAGTATCGTCAGTCGCCCATGTTTCCATTTTATTCATCATCTACTTCTCCTTTTCTATATTTTACTACAAGATCATTTATGATCTCAAGAGATTTATTTAATCCCTGATTATAACCATATATTCTTTTAAACTCAGATAGATCCTCTACACCTTTATTCAAAAGATTATTACCTAATTCTTGTTTATGAGATTTAATATTATTTTTGATTGCTTGAAGTAGCTTCTCCATATTTCCTTGCAATCTCTTTTAGTGTATCATCAAAAGATTTATTAACTTGTTTCGAAGCCAGTGCGAATAATTTAGGCTTAATAACTTTAATAGACATTTTTTTATTTTCTAGAAATTTTTTAGCTTGTCTAATATCTTCTCCCTTTACACTCATTTCTTTTTATCACTCCTTGCAACCCGTGATGCAGTTTCAATAATTTTAGCTTTTGCTTCAGCATCCAATCTTCGTTGAACATGTTCGTCTTTCTTTTCTCCTGATCTGAATCTTTGTTCCCTGATTTCTAAATCTTTTTTCTTTAACGCGAGTCCTTCCATTTTAGCTTGTGCCTCGACATCTTGTTTTTGTTGTTCGACTGGAACTGGCATTGAACCAGCGAGTTGTCGTGCTGCTTGTGCTGCTGCAGTTGCGATTGCATTTTCTTCTTTTATAGGAAGCTCTTTAGGTGTTTCACCTTCAAGCTCTTTATTAAACTCTCCTGAGGATGTTGGAGTCTGAGGCGATGCTGATTGCATCTGTTGTTGATATAAGTATGCCATATGTTGACCAAGATGAGCCAGCATTGGAGGATAGAGCATCTCACGAGCTGCTTTACTTCCAGCATATCGAGGATCTGCCATAAATTGTTCATGAACTGCAATATGGGCAGCTTGATCTTGATCTTCAAAAGCTTTAATTGCTTCTCCATTTAAAACAGCCATATTCTCTGATACTGGATCACGTCTAGGTGTAAGTTCGTCTTCGAGTAATAAGTTCTCATAATCGGGTACATTTAATGATTGTAAAAATCTTCTATATGCTTCTTTAACATTAATAAGTTGAGGTGCAGATTGTGCGAGTTGTAGACCTGTTTGAGCTAAAGCTATTCTTTGAGCTTGAGAAAAAATATTAGGATCTGATACAGGAACTACATTAATATTCTGATCAAAATCTTTTCGTCTTATAACTTTCTTTTCCCCTATAACATCATAGGGATATTCAGCATCTAAATATTCTCCATTCAGTTTATAGATTAATTGAAACTCTCTTCCTTGTGCTTGATGAATTCTTTTATGTATTGCACTAAAGACTTTCGATCCTTGTTCGATTAAAGCAATCGTTGTTCCAACTGGACCTGATGCAGCAGAGTCACCTACCATCGCATCGGCGATAGAAGCAAAACGTCTACCAGCTTCTGACATTAGTCCTAGAAGTTGAAGGAGCGTTTGACTCGGTTCTTTGAATGGAAGAGGGACAAAGCTTTTTCTTAGATCATCTCCATAAGCTTCGACTTCTACCCATTCTCCTGGAGAAACTGTAATATCTCCACCTTCGATCCGTGCTCCCTTAGCACGAAATCCTCCATTTAAATTTGAGAATGCAGCAGAATCCAATAAAGCTCTTAATGCTCCCGTACTCGCGTGTTGTAATCCGCCGATCATATGAATTAGTCCAAAGCCATAGAAACCTAAGCCTGGAAGATACTTATAGTGAACAAAGTAATTTCTTTTCTTCATCAGTAGATCAAACTCTTGCCAGTTTCTTCTTACTGATAAAACTTGTCGAGTTTCATAGTCTATTGTTACAATATAAGGAAGAGCTAGATCGCTTTTATCTTCTCCTAAATCATAGTCAGCGTGAATCTCTAAAACTGTATGAAGATTATCAGCCATTGACGGACTCATTCCTTCTAAACGTTGTAGTGTTTTTTGAACTGAATCTTGTGTATTAAGACTGTATCCTTGTTCTTTCGTAATAGGAACTTGACGATAATATCCCGAGACCATATACTTTTTAATTTCATTAACAGATTGTTTCATTACTTGGGTATATCTCTCTGCTGAAATTAAATCAGTATTATCATTAGAGATTACTAATTCCTCTGCTGGCACGAACGTTGTACAAATTCTATCTAGGGTATTATCAAAATATACTTTTTTAAATGCGCTTCCTGCCAAAGAAAGATAAAATAACATTTGATCCAGTTCATTAAAATAATCTGGAATCTGGGTAGTAACTTGATAATTCATAAAGTCCTGAACTCGCTGTGCTTGATTGATTTTTTTATCTGTGGTTTTTCCAATAATTTGAGTTTTTACTGGACCTTGAGCTGGAAATAATTCAGAGATAGCTCTAGCTTGAAATTGAGTTGCTGCTTCTGCAAGTAAAGGATGATGAACACCCGAAGCACCTGGAAAAGGATCACTTCTATCCTCGACGATTACTCCAAGCATCTTTAATCCCTTAGAGTATTGATCCTCCCAATTTTTTCTAGAGGACTTATCATCTTCATAAGCTTTAATTAAATCATTAGCTAATTTACCTATAACTGGTTTACCTAAACTTTCAGCTAGATTTTCATAAAAGTCCCTCTCTAAAGGAGTTTGATATTCTTCTTCACTCCCGGGAACATCTACTTTTATTTCTTTACCTTTATCGTCTTTATAAGATAAAGGTTTTTCTTTTAAATCTACTTCGAGTTCTGCCATTATGCAGCACTCCTTTTTTTACCCATTTTTTTGAAAGTCTTAGTTTGAATCCATTTTTTCTTATTTGTAGACATATTTCCTCCGTATAAGCCATATTAACTTGTTTTTGGAGGATTTGGAAACAAAAAATTAGGTTTTATTGCATTTACACTGACATTTCTTGGCGAATGGCCGTGAGATAAATTCTATGAACTTAAGTATTGTTTTTTTAATCATTTTCCTTGTCCTCTGCTTGGTTTTCTTTTACTTCTCTTATTAGGGCGTTTAACATGTCGTCCCTTACGCTTCTTATGTACCTTCTTTAAGTGCTTATAGCCATAACTAGGCTTGGTCATCTAATGTCTTACTTTTT